GTATAACAGCTTGTCGCATGTACCGGTCTCACCACTAAACCTGTTCTTTAGTACCCGCAACTGCAGCAGATTGCGTTCACTCATATCCCCTTGCTGGTTGCGTTCAGCACCAATGACCATATCGCTGAGTTGCGCTATGGCATGGCTACCACGTAGGGCAGACAGTGAAGTCTGAGCACCTTCTTCATGGCCGCGACCTTCTGGCCGCTTGAGATGCGACACCAGCACAATGCCAATACCGCTTTGCTCTACCACTTGTCGTAACCGGGTGCAGGTGACATCAATAGCGCGGCGTTCATCCAACTCAGCCAAGCCACTAACGACAATGGTTAAGTGATCAAGGATTACAACGTCTGCTCCTTCACCATCAGCTAGGTATCGGATCTTATTAATCAAATGGTCAGGGTCCATGCTGCCGAAATGGTCATACAAATAACAGCGACCACTGCCAAATAAATTATCAAAGCTATCCCTCATCTCCTCCTCGGTAGCAAGAGTTGGGTCTAGGTGGATAGGTTTGTTTAGTTCAATGCCAACCAGCCCCTGCATGGTGCGCTTGATTGATTCCTCTAGTGCTATGTAGCCCACCTTCATGCCGTTATGCAAGAAGTGGTGAGCCCATTCTCTACATATAGAAGACTTACCGATACCACTACCAGCACAGAGGGTAACCATCTCACCTTTCCTAAAGCCCCTGGTCATACGGTTTAGATCTGGCCATGGGTAACCACAAGCAGCACCAGCCTGTGGTTTGATCAACTCCTCCCACATCTCAGACGCATTAACAATTCCATCAGGGCGGGATGGAGTTGCCTTCCATAGCAGGTCTCTGAGTAGGTCGCCCTCCCCATTGGCCAGCATTTCATTGGCGTCTTTACGTGGCAGATGGCAGATGGCAGCCTTGCCTAGGGGCAGGATTGTTAGTGCATCTGTTGCTGCTTTGATGCCAGGTTCATCACTGTCAAAACACAAGACGATCCGGTTGAACTGGCTAAGCCATTGCTGGTTAGCAGCCAGATATTTCTTGGCCGACTGCGCCCCATTCGGTAATGAAACAACTGGGTACTTATTACCTTGCACCTGGCTAACCGACATAGCGTCGATCTCACCTTCAGTAATGACAACAAACAACTGGCTGCCGCCACCAATCCCTTGCCGCCATAGGTGTTGACCCCATAGCTGGATGCCACTGGTGTCACCTAACCATTGAAACCGTTTGTCTTTATCTCGTATGTGCTGGGCACACACCGTACCTTGCTGGTCGCGGTACTCCGCTACCTGTACTGATTGGCCACGGTGTTGGGCAATGCCATAACCAAAGTGCTTAGCTGTTGTCTCAGTGATACCTCTCTTTGCTAATCCTTTGATAGAGGTGAACTCTATTAACGGACTGACGGGTGGCGGTAATGGTTGGATGGGTTGCACTGGCTTGTCTTTCTTTGGTTGGATCTGGTGGCCACAACCAAAGCAATGGCTATGGCCGTCGTCGTAAACAGCAAGGTTGTCTTGGCTGCTGCAAGCAGGGCACGGGTCATGTCTCAGTAGTTTGGATGGCATCGGCAAACCAAGTGGTGGGGATATGACCTTGGCACCATGGAAACCCATGGCGTTCAGCCCATTGCCAATAAGCAAGGGACTTAGGTGCCTTAGATAATTTCACTTGTGCGTTCATGAAACACAAACGAATGTCTAGCAATGGGTACTGGCTTTTAACAGCAAGCATCTTGCGTCGATCATCAGAGCTGAATAGGCCCTTGGTTTCTACTATCACCCCGTTAGGCAAGAAAAAATCAGGGGTGTAAACAGCTCTGATTGTGTAGCCGAAACCTTTGGCTTCGTACTTGCAGTCAAGGCCACGCTTGGCAAGGGAGGCAGCGACTGCTGCCTCGTACTTGCTGCGGAACCTAGAAGTCGGCTTCGTCTGAGGCAACAGGGTCTGCATCCCAGGGGACGGCAGCTGGCGCTGTTGCCGTGGTGCCTTCTGGCGTCCAACCTTTCTCTTCGCCAAAGCCATGGCTGCTACCGCTACCGCCGGACTCAACCAACTTAATGATCTGCACAGCTTGCAGCCGTAGGGTTACACCTGCTCCTATCACCGGGGTATAAAACGGTGAAGCTTGAAACGCCACCTTGCCTGTAGTGCCAGACCATAAGCCAGCTACTGAATAGCGATCAGTGACTGGGTTGCCTTTGGCATCAAACAACGCAGGCTTACGCGACCAAGACTTGCCGTCACGGTCAACACCACTGGCCTTGCTCTTAGCTTTCAAGATAAGTGCTGGCACCCCATCAACTTCTTCAAACCGCCAAGGCAAATCGGTGAGCTTGAACTTAGTGGTGGGTGCTTGCGCTTTAAGTGAAGCCTTGTGCTGCTCCAAGAATTTATCTAGGTCTTCAGCTAATCGGGTTACCTCTGGATCAGAAGCATCCATCACAGCTATCACCTCGTACATCCCTTCTGGATGGAACTTGGTGTCAGGTTCAAGTAACTTTGGATACTGAAACTTAGCAACAGGAGTGGTGAATTTTTCTCCTTTAATCAAGATGAAGTTCATGTGATGAAGTAAGTGGAATGGCGGACAGTGTTTAGATTTAGTGTGCCTAGTTCTGGACCAGGCAGGATTGAATTAGCTACCTCAGATGGCAACTGTTTAGTTAGCTGATCAACTATACCCTTGAGTACATCACGGCTATAAAGATCAGCGAATGTATTGCGTACTGAATCACGCAACACAGCCATCTCGGCGGGGGTCGTGGCAAAGCAATCATGAATACCTCCAAGGTTTGTGATGCCCTTTGCAAAAGCATCGAGCGTGGTGAATGCCATGTGACTGGCATCTAATGAGTGGATAACATTAGGGCTAAGCCCTGTACCCATACGTCTAGGATCTAACCCTCTCTCTTCTAAGCCAGCAGTAAACCTTAGCGATACATTAGATAAGTATCGCAAGGTAATTACTGTGCCCTTCATATCAAGGTAACCTTGAGTAATAGGTAACCCGGCTGGGTTAGTCCACTGTAGTTTGATCTCATGCTTGCCAGCTAAATTACCTAACCGTTTAAACCATTGCATTGCTTCTTTAGCTGGACCTATAAACATATAGGTCTGTTGGCATAGGATTGTGGTTAGGTAATGCACTGCTGCCATAGCACCAGCTTTAAATTTCCAATTGTTTATACCGTACAGTTCAGCTGTGCGATCAAAGGCCCAGCGTTGGACGTGATCAAGGATTGATGTACGACCAGCGCTATAAGGTACTGTCATTACTACAGGCTTAAGCAAGCTGCGATCAGGTTGTAATTGCAACCATGACTGGGCGTGTTCGTTACCATCAGCAGCATCGACACGCAGTATGGCTAACACCTCGTTCAATACAACGCTATATATATCTTGCGGCTTCTCACTACTAGCTAGATTAACTAGCTTGCCCATCTCCTCACACCTCAGCAACGCTGAGTAATGTTGTATGCCAGAGCAAGTGCAATCAAGCACCACTGGCAAACAACACACATAGCCGTAGCCATGTTGCTTAAGTTGTTGATAGGTACGGCAGAAAGAAAGGAACTGCCATGGGTCAGCAGCACCAGTCCAGAACACAGCGTTACGCCATGGGTCAGCACCTGCCACCATGATCTGGTCGTGGTGTTGTTTAACCCAGTCTGTTCTGGCCTGCCAAGTCAGCTTGCTATGGCCATACATGTTGGCACCATGTATGTATAACCAGCTGGCCTCCTCTGCTGTAGCTATAGGTTTACCCTCAGCAAATAGCAGCAGCGATCTACCTATATCATTAGTCTGTGGGTTAAGGAATGGGGGGCGGTAGTAATACCTGCCCCTAAAATCTATCTGAGTTGGGAAGTATATCTTGTCGTAGCTAGCCATACGATTAGCTATCCATAATTGCTTAGCTGTGCCGACACGTCGGTTAATAGACTTGTCGTTCTTCTCATGCAGTATGCGAGCGTTAAACTTCCATTGCCTTACATCTTCATGGTCATCAGGTAAATGCTTAGGGTATGGTGGGATAAGGTAACCTTCACGGGGTAATAGCTTGCCGATAGATAAGCTTTGATCCCATGCAAATTGCAACTGTTCCAACAACCATTTGTTTAC